TTAATCATTTTTTATGAAAACGCTATCTTCGGTTTTCTGAGGAACACCTTTCTCTATGAGATTAGTTACAATGATTTCCATTGATTGTGTTTTGAGATTCCAATTCTTTGGAAATCTAGCACCACCGTCATTAAATTCGAAGACTACATCACCTTCAAACTCCTTGTTAACATAACAAGTGATAATTAGAGAATGACCACCGGGATCAACCATAATAGTCCATTTTCTAGGATCATGCAGACCATACTCCTTGAATAATCGAATGGCAATGAAGCCACTGTCTCTAAGACGATTCAAAAAGTATCCATTAGTTGTGATATTGTTTTTCTTTTTCATTTGGTTAAACTTGATACTATATAATTTAGTTCAGCTTCACCATTTTTCAAGGTGATCTTACCAATTCCCATTTTATTAATTCTAAATGTGAATGATTGTGAAGACCCGAATGAGATTAGACGAACATTATCTAAATTTAGGATAAACTCGTCCATTTCGAAATCAACATCTTGACCAATGATAGTTAATATATCAGTGTGCTGCATAGTTCTATCACCCAAAGACCAAACCAGTTTATCATCTTCAGTAAAGATGTATAATTTGTTGGTATCCTTGAAGATGGAGCTATTCTTTAGAAGTTGTGTTAAGAACGTCTTATCAACTTCAAACTCATACTCATAAGTAAGAGCTTTTATTTTTGTAAGAGTTAATTTAGGTGCCACCAAGATTCCATCACCGTATAGATGATATTTAAACTTGACGCTCTTACCCTTGAACTCTAAATTGTTAGAGTTATTATTGAATACGACTTCCTTATCGGGAACCAGATCCAATGCTTTTGATAATTTCTTAACTGAAGGAAGGTTAAGGACGCATTTGTTATCGAAGTCACCTTCTAAGGTTGACCATAGAAACAAGCTTCTATCCTCAGACGAAGAAATCGCATAAATGCGATCATCTTCAACGTTTAGGATTGTGCTGTCGCTTACTTTTGACAAGCCTTCAAGAAAAATCTTGAAATCATCTTTATTAAATTTAAGTGTTTTTGTGTTTGACATTTGGTGCATTCGGTTTCAACTTTGGGATTTTATCCTCCGTTTCCGATTTGTCAACCAAGCTAATCAATTTAGATAGCTTCCTAGAGATCTCTTTTAGGAGATCATTAGTAACATCCATACTACCTTTTTCAAACTTGAATTCCAACTGATCGACAGGATCGACAACAGGTGGTATATAAGCTGGAGGTGCAGGTGTAGTATATGTTGGTTCAACATAAGACTGTATGTATTGAGGTTCCGCTGGTGCTACATAGCTTGGTTGTTGAGCATTTTGAGCATTTTGAACGGAGGCTTGAGCTAGACGTTGTGCCTGCTCAAGCCCCATTCTGATATTCATACTTCCATAATCTTTATAAGCTCCCGGTATGGGACTCTCTGATGTGAAAGACTCAATCAATTTTGATTGTTGATATAAAGGTCCAGCTATCTCTGCCAAAGCGGCAAAGTCATCTGGCATCATTGGTGGTATGAATCCGTTGTCGTGCATATTATTTTACTTAGTCAATATCCAACTCTTTAAGCAGATCAGAAACTTCTGGATCTGCTGCTGCGTCAGTCGCATGAACCATAGGAATATCATCATCCACATCAAATGGAGGTGAGTCATCCTCTACTTCAGCTTTCTTATCAGCCTTCGGAAGTTGCTTACGCGCTTCCTTCTTTTCTTTCACTTCTCCAACATTGAAGTGTTCACTAAGAAGATCTTGAAGTTCTTCATAGGTCTTAACGCTGTGAACTTGTCTCAAGTCATGCACTTTAGTATAAACCTCATCGATTTCCTCATCGGAAAGATCGATGCTGCTCTTTGTAGAGAAACGTGATTTGATATAGGTAGTGAATACACCTTGCTCGTCTGCCTTGATTTTGAAATCACAACCATCCTTTGACAAGTCAAAGATTGCTGCGCCAAAGTCATCAGCACTTTCTCCGGTCATTGCATCATCCACAATGTCTTTAAGTTGTGGTCCCATTGAAAGGATCTTAACTTTACCATTGTTATCTGGATTAGCTGGATCATCAACTACGAGAATGTTGATAAACCATTGTTCTCTTTCCTTGATAGGATTTTCGAACTTTTCGTCCTTAGCTGGACCTGAATGTTTCCATTCTTTATACAATTTCCATCTTTCTTCAGAGATTGGATCACGCTCTCCGAATGTCTTGAGAGACAGAGCGGAGGTAAACGAACCGTCTTTCTTAGAAGACCATTGGTTTACATAGTGATGAAAGAACGTTTCATCGATATTCTCCACATTTGGAATCAACCTAATAGTGTAGGTGTGACCCGCAGGGAACTTCATGATATTAGTAAAGGCACTATTGGAAACCCTATCGGTTTTCTTGAGAGCATCTTTAATCTTATCGAACATATTTACATTGAATTTCTTACTCATATTTTTAGTTATTGTTTAATTTAGTTTCTAGTTTTTGTTTTGCTTGTTTTGCAAATTCCTTCATCTTGGTAGATGTGAAGAACTTGTTTTTGGTTTTTTGGAAGACCTCGAAAAACTCAGGAAAAATGAAGGTCAAGATTCTTGAGTCTATCTGCGGTTTTCGAAAAGTCAAGGCGTGTAGAGTGTAGTAATTGATTTTATGATTTTTCAAATGGTCCACGAAGCACGGCATCGAACCTTCTATATTTAGTTCGTAGTCCGATAATTTCAAATTCTTTTCTTTGCAAAATTGATATACGAATTTCAAGCTCTCCTGCACTCTCTTTAGAGAGTCTGTAGAATCGGGATCTTGTATTTCGAGAAGTTTTACATACTGAGTGTAGCACTTAATGGCTTTCTGAGTTGTAAAGAACTCCAATGGGTAGTATGCATCCTCTGGATAAATCTTGTGTGGTGCAGTAAAGAATACTTCTTGATCTATACTCGGACAGTTCTTGAATAACTTGGTAAGCTTTTGAAGAAACATGATCTTATCAGATTCTAAATCTGAGAAATCCTTTCGGATTCTGAAAGCTTCCCCCTTAACCTTTCGTGATGCAACCAGATGGTTATTATAAATCTGCTGCTGGTCGAGTGTTACCATTATTTCTTCTGACTGTTTAAGTATTTTGTTACGTATTTAGATTTTGCAATCGTTGGATCGAAGTCCAAGAACACTCGAACCAACTCAAAGTCGGTTTCAAGGTTTAGTATATCTTTCATAATGGTCTTGAACCTCTCGTTGGAGAGGACTTGAATGAAGACGTTTTGAATTGAAAGCTTCTTTCCTTTAAGGTTCATTACGAATGTGCAGAAACACAAAAACAAATGAGTGCTCTCTTCTTCGATTAAGTCTGATGATGGGTCGTAGTTCATATCTGTTCAAGTTTGGTTGTGAAATCCAAAAACTTCTGACTAATCTTACCACCACTTGCGTTAGCACTACCACCACCATTACAGAGATTCTCTGCCATGAAAGCTATATCAGCAGTTGAATCTGCTTTCTTTCGAAATGATACGAACTGCGTATCTGTATTGACCACCACGATAACATCGTGATTGTGATTGTCAATCAACTTTTTCGCGATCTCATTGGCTGGCAATTTGGAGAATGTGGCGATCACTGACCAACCTTTAAAGGTTCCTTCGAATTTGTCAAGACCTGAGTATTCATTTTCTATTGCAGTGAAGAAAGATTCAGCGGATTCCATTTCTTTATCTGACAATCCATCGTAACCATTCCAGAAACGCTTTACGAATGCGTTGAAACGATTGTATCTAGTGTTGCGATAGATGCCATTAAGATACTCCGATTCCTTGTGCTTCAAATTATAGCAATTATAGTCGTCAACATATAGAATCAGTTTCTTTAGATCGACAGGAATCTGGAATTTATCCTTGAACTTTTTGTATATCAGTTTGACGCAAGATGTAGTGTCCTCACATATCAGTTTAGAATCGAAAACATTCAGCTTCTCGGCACGATCAGAAATGAAAACGACCTTATGATCGTCAATCTTGTTGATTAGAGACTGATCCAAGACCATACCAACCACGAAGACTGCATCATAGTCATCAATTTCAGACCATGATTCATACTGTGATAGAAAGTCTCCAAAAAATACGGAT